AAATTCATCTGTGTTGGGGGTTCCCATCATCTTTCCCGCAAATCTTTCCCATTTATACTTTCCCAATTATACTTTCCCCTTTCGGGTACTGGTACATAGGTACTGGTACATAGGTACTGGAAACAGCGGTACTGGACAATTGTACTTCACACTCTCACACAAACTACGCATTGCCAAGATCACTCACGCACGAAAAACCAAAGCCGGTCCATTACCGGTGGTAATTTTTATTTTATTATTATTAACTTTTTCTTTTGTTCGTAAGTGCCTCTATCAGCTCTCACTTTGGTACGCTTATATCCCTTCCCCATTCCTGGATGGTCCATTTTAACTTCAATCGCAGACTTTTACTGCACATAGGAGACTTTCAGGTCTCTATCCTATCTCTTATCAAGGAACCATTCGAGCAATGGTTTCACAACAGAACGTTGTGGACTACCTCGTAAGTGGAAAGAAAAGAACTATATTGGTGATTAAATCCTCAAATTCTCGTTTCCACAAACTAACTTTTTCATAAAAGCTAAAACTGGCATTTTAACGAATGCTAACGTGTCGTATTTCTTTAACTATGGATCTCTCCAAGGCCCCCGAACAAGGGGCCTACCTTAACGCTCACACTGAAGTAATCCTCACACTCCCGTAGACTAGCACAGTACCACCTGTATACGCTACAATCAACGGAAACGTAAGAGCTTGTGTACCATTCACGGAAACAAAAGCACTTGCGTGTAAGCTCAAATCAAGAGCAGTACCAGCAGCCTCAAGCAGAATTATTGGCGCCAATCCTGCATAAGTAGACACACTAGCTACCTGTATGTCCGCAACAAAGCCTGTGATATCATCAACACTATCAGTAACTGTTGCATCAAAATCAACTAAATAGTTGCCAGCAGGCAAGACAATTGATCCTGCTGTATTCACAGCTCCCAAACCATTAGCCTTCTGCGTAGCAAGCAAAATATTTTTCGCAACACCAGAGACTCCAGGCGCCTCACCTGTACTCTGGAAAACTGCAACCTGGTTATTAACAGGGGCAGCTGCAATATCCTCAAGAACTGGGATCTGCAGACGACACTTATAACGCACACGAAGCTCACCTAACTCTGCTGTGCTACCATTATTCACGGTAACAACAAACAAGTTACCGGCATCGTACGTCTTAATGTCTGTTCCCCCTGGCAAACCATTAGGTCTAACATATTTACCTTTACGGCCTCCCCCATCCATAAGATCAGGTGGAGACAAAAACAACCGCAGCTGTTCATAAGGGACGTCATCAACATGTGGATCCATATCCAACGCTTGCTGTAACGTAATTGGTGGTGAATCAGCAGCATCATAATCACAGCAGAGCACTACTGCTCCTTGACCCTGTGTCTGAAACTGACTCGTTCTTGTTTTATAGTAAAACTCCAAATACTCAAAGTGATACTTTTCAAACAACAACGCCACCTTAGCCAGCCACGGGAAGGTACCCGCCTGACCTGGATTAATCGGAAAAGCTGTCACTGTGGGTGTTGCACTATTTGTTCCCAAAATAGCTGCAATAAACTCATCCTGCTCTATAACTTGCAATCTGGATCCCTGAAGGGTTTGACCCCCTGCAGTAACACGCATATCCATAGATCTGGCTTGTGTTGGGCCTCCCATCCCATACTCTACAAAACCACGCTGCATCGCCCTTCCTGGGCGAGCCCCACGTTGTCGTGGCAAACCAAGATTTTGTCTCTGCTGCCTTTTCTTCTGATTCTTCGATTGATTCCCTTTCTTCCCCTTTGCTATTATCTGCTCCGTTGCTCGTGCAATATCATACGCAACCGTTTTACGGCTAGGCAAGGGGGGGGGACCTTTCGGCTTTCTCTGTCTCTTCGCTCTTTGAGGTAACGCTAACATCTCACAACCACTATCGTAAGTGGGGCCCGTCAAACAATTAGTATGACTGCTTTTTATACCGCTTTCTAATCTTTCTCTGCATTCGGTATTATTGTAAGATTGATTAAATATAGGGATTTCTTCTCCTACAAATAATTTTCGCAATTCCTCATCACTCTTAAGTTGGCGCATAGCTAACTTCCATTCACCATTCTCATGAAGGACGTCACTATACTCATCAACTAACCACCCGATCAACTCCTGTAAATACACACGGAAATGTTCATCGGTCCACCCTATCTGTAACAACCCAGCCGCACGCGTTAACGTGTAAGCTGGGTCTTCAGGATGGAGGGAATAAAGCAGCGAAGTTAACAACTTGTTGCGATCATACAGTGGCACTGCAATGCCATCTATAAAAACTGTATGAGCAGACAAGAAGTCAAGCTCCTCGACAGGACGCGGGTCCAAGCTATCTGTTGTTGTTGTAACACCCAGCAGCTTCCACTCCGCTATTAGAGTTCGGGCATTAAAGAATTCTAATGCACTATCGGAAACGGTCCATGTATTGTCATCTCCCACTAAGGCGAGTGACAAATTATCACTAAAAGAACTATATGTACATTGTGATATTGGACTAACCATAATCCAGCCATATGCCATAAGCATATAAAGTATCAACGTATTATCAACAATGGTGTTCACAGAACCAGAAGGATTCCCACCCTTCTTCATAACGAACACTCCATCAGATGTGATTATCAACGTATTGACTAGATTTCGATAGTAAACCCGCAACCGCATAAGGTTGTCGGGCGTGCGATCTTCTGCACTAAGCATCTCCCAACGAAATTCAGCACAAGCCCACATTAAATATGATCGTAAGCTTGAGTCATATTGTGACTCATCAAGTGCAAATCCATTCTGGAACTTCTTTAATTTCCGGTACAAAGCATTCCACCCACCCTTAAGTGGGGAAAAACCAACGACACTTGCCGTCTTAAGATGTGAGGCATAGAACTTTTCATTCATATCCTCAAACAAACGATTACCATGAATGGTCATCTCTATTGGTCCTGCTGTAAAAGTGCGGATTGAATTCTCCGCAATCTTTTCTGCCGCCCGAATCTCTTCTTTCAAGGAGTTCCCAAACACCGCCGTGTAATTCTCCTCCTTGAGACGATCCCAATCCTCGGACATGTAAACTTCAAAACCTTGCCAGTTATCTATCATGTCCCGCTTAGTAGGGTATTTCCGCACCCACGGGTAGCCATTGCTAGTACTCTTTTCGAGTTTCGCAACAACCTCCTCTTGGCCGCGTACCTTACTATTCTGCATATATGGTCCGAATTCCCGGCGCATCCACTGCGCCGCCATGTTCAAAGCAAGAACCTGTTTATGACTCAGGATCTCAACCGACTTAGCATACTTTGCTAAAGATGTATAAGCTGCCTCCCTATTGGGCTCCGGCAACCCCCATCCTGTTCGATCAATCTCCATCTTTTTATCAGATTCATACCGCGCTACATTTACATCGAGATGCCGCCTATTGCGCCCATTAAACCTTTTCGGTACCTGGGCCACAATTGGAAAGAAGTCTTGCGACAACTTAGCAGCATGCATAGGGCTATATTCTACATTGGCACTAAATCCCTGCTGAAACTCAACAGGATAACGCCCCCAAAACTCCCGACCCTCCTCAACCAGAATGGTCGGGAGTGGGGGCTCTAGTGAAAAACCAGCGCCGACAGTGTTGCGCGATTCGCACGCAACATCTCTGCCAACTTCTCAGTCATCGGAATAAACCGATTAACGAGAACCCCTCCAGCAATGTGGAAACCTACCAATGCACCGTCCTTAACGGCAACAACTGGGCCTCCACAATCTCCATCTTTCGTCGCGGCGTCATAAACACCTTCTGCTGAACAAAAGCCAATCCCAATCTCCGGCTCTACTTGATCAGGAGCCGTAAAACCTATCTGAAACACCTGCTCATTACCAGGTGGGCGCATTATCCAATTAGGACTCTTCACGCCAGACGCAACAAATATGCCCAAATCCATCCCTGGAATTGGATACACATCTGCCAACTTAGCCGTCGCAGAGGGGTTTTCGATTGACACACTCCTTCCCTCTTGATGGGAATGGAGCGGAACAACACACTTATCACAGACAATAGTCCCTGTTGAGGTAAATTGTCCAGCATACTTTACTTTAAAGACACCTTGCGCAAATCTTTGCCACTGTATCTTATTCTTCCCCAATAAAGCTTCAGGCGACAATTCTATCATCTTATCAGATTTATTCATCGCATCAATAAACTTTTGGTACTCGTGTTGTGGTATTGACTTCTTTGTCACACGCCAATGCTCAGCGGCCTTCCTGGCCTGCTCAGATCGACGTTGACGCGTTGCCACATCCTTCTGCGGCACACGCACGGGAAAATGCTTAGCACGAAGTGCCAGGGCCTTCCTCGGAATATCCTCCGCGGACACCTTGGCCACCTCAGCACTCGGGTACGATTCCTCAAAATCCCCCTTCGTATAGCGATCATCTCTACGATTCTTACCATACTGCTGATCTGCTTGCTCCTCCAACTGGCGGGCACGCTCTTCTTCATGGCGTGCTTGCCACTCTTCCTGGGCACGCAAACGCTCATCCTCACGCTTATCAGCATCTTCCTGTTGACGCTCAAACTCCTCCGCCGCGCGCTCTTCTGCGCGTTCGGCTTCATATCCATTATCAAAATCCACTTCAGCGTTACCACTGGGAATAAAATTTGGACTAACAGAGTTCCGCTTAAACTGATGTCTAGGACGTACGTAGCGACTCACTTCCTCAGGGTGAACCTCTGGGGCTTCTTGTCCAACCTCAGTTGCTTCCTTATTCGCAACTGCAATTTCTCTACGTATAGGATGCCGACGCGCCACCTTACGGTGTCTTTGCTTCTTATTACGCAACGCGTCCAACATCCAACCTTCAACCTTAAGTTCTGCAGGCTTATCTGCACTCTCAGGTTGCTGCATTATTGGTTTACACTCAGCCCAGTGGACACAATTGTGACCACCACATGATATATTACACACGTGTTTACTATCCACCTCTCCAGGCATAGTAGGACACGCTTTCACATGAACACATTCTGATTTCAACTCTTCATCATCAGCTTTCTTGCTAATGTAGGTTATAGCACCTACAATTGCAACTAGTCCCACCATCGCCGCTGTGATATATGCTGTTTTATTCTCAACAACATGATTTCTCACGGCCTCATACTTTGTTCCAACAAATTCACATGCTGGATCCAAACTTTCGCGATGGTCATCCCATTTCTGGATAGACCAGTACTTGAATTGGTTCCAGTAAGAAATACCATTCTTACCTTCACCCTCTTCAAGGGAGGTTTTCTCACTTAACCACATTTTCACTCTCAACCACCAGGAAGCCACCTTTCGGGCCTCTACAGTTGTCATTGAGGGTGCTGGGGTACTACACGGGCTGGATAACAAATCATCCATAGACACCACTTTCGTACCACTCTCTGTAAGTTTTTCACGTCGATCAAACAAGGATCCAAAAAATCCTTGATTAACCACGGCGAGTTCAGTCAACGCTGCTGGCGGACTGCCTATCACCTCTCCCATGATGGGTTTTTGTGCTTCAAATGCAACTTTAGCTTCTATTATTGGCTCCACTAAAGCGTTATCCACACCACCATTTATAAACCCTTCTATAAACGACTTAACGTTAGCACAAACATCGTGCTGAAGGCTTGTTCTTGCTAGCATTTCCTGCTGGCAACCAAAACAAATGGTGCCGGTTTTTATTATACTCCTACACTGTGTACAGCGAGTATGACACCGACAATCACATACCAAAAGGCATGGTGTCCTGCTGTCAAAACACTCCCGCTTATCACATGTCCCTTTTACAGGATCACATGTAGGGTACCGTAATTCCTCGGTTTTCTCCTTTTCCTTCCCCTTACCTTCACCAACATCCGTGGTGGGCTTAGCAGCAAGTGTCACATCATCGCTCTTAACAAACTCCACACTCTTTGCTGCTGGGTACTCCGCTGCACGCTTTTCACGTGCAGCTGTCTCCTCCTCTGTCTCTGGACACGGGGGACGGGGCAACACCTGATGACAACTACATACACAGGATAAAGGATCTAAACACCCTTTACTCCCATACGGTCTACATTTTGGTTCATCATGAGTATTCTTCAAAATCCTCAATTGCCTCTCCCAATACGCCATCCGCTGCTTACGACTCTCAAGAATTTCTTCCTGACTCTTACACAACAAATAGTGCATCTCTTCCGTTTTCTGCCGATTCTCATGGCCAATACCACCAACTGATTCAGCTGGTAAATTACGTACAGGCTCATTCAACGGTACCATATTACGCTCAAGGCGCAAATTCGTCTCCGTCTTCTTCAGCGAAATTCCAAAAGACATTGGATTCTCTGTTGAATTGTTAATCTTACAATTCGTCTCGGGCGCCTCACCCACAATTTCTTGTAGTTGGACCGCCTCCTCTTTCATATGACAACAACAATGACATAGTGTTGGACACGAGCAACCATTACGTCGCTCACAATCTTCCAAACAACTATCATCATCGTGATCAGAAACACCATTCTTCACACGATTTTTCATTATCGTTGTCAAATCTAACATTCCAGGCCCTATCTCAACCTCGGCTCCGTCCCTAAAGACGTCACGCGAGGTGGGAATAGTTGACAAATCTGTTTCTCCTGCACAGAATTTCCGACCCCATTCAACAAACCATGTTACAATGGGAATCGTGTCCAACACATCCACTATACTCTTACGCCACTTTGATCCCTTGGCCATACCCCAAACGGGTATCATAACCAACATCACACAAGTCGCAAGCGCAGATCCTAGAACAGCAAATTTATTCCATCCTTGGGGTCTGTCACCAAAACCCTCATTTTTCAACGAGAGCTTCCCTGATTTCACCGAAGAACCAGTGAACCAACTAGTGACAACATTCAATCCCCCTACTGTGTGGCCAAAAATACTTACACCTGCTGTTATGCAGGTGGAAAACTTCCACCACCAAAGGAACGTATGAATCTCACTACATATCACATCAGCAACCCTACAACACGACCGTGTAACGGGTCCATTTACAATTAGGTACATAATGAACAACAGGCCCAATGTCCACACAATGGATACAAAGGAACCCGCCGACTCATCCAGGGTTACTGCATTCACTCCCTGAATACAGTAGCCCATTAGGGTTAACCACGACAATAACTGCGCACGACGCCATCTAAGGCTATCCATGCGCTCAACGCGGTCCTTCGGGGTTGATCTAATCTGATCATTCAACTCCCGGTACATTTTCCGCACCTCTGCTTTATCAACTTCCTCAGAACGTTGACGCAGGGCGGGTGGAACATACGCCTCGCCTAACATACGAGCAATACCATCATCACAAATCTTTGCGACGTCCACTTCTTGAGCTTCATCAAGGTTTAGTAAAGGTCTTTCATCTCGCCACAATTGCTGCAGCTCATCCAACTTTACCAACCCTGAGAATGACTCAGCCGCGTACCCTGCCTCAACAGGGTAATCAACTGGTTCAAACTCAAATTGGAGATCTTCACTAGTGTACACCTCAGGGGTGACAACCAGTGGCACATCTCGCTCTTGGATTTCCTCTTGACACACACAATGCCCACGACCCTCTCGGTCACGGTCATCGTGATACTTCATCCACTCTTGCTTCTCCTCCAACGTCATTGCATGATCAATAAATCGACAATAACAACAACGCGGATTAAACACACGCTTATTCTCCAACGAACTCCATAAGTCTGCTATTAGCTTCTCCATTTCG